ATCATCTGTATTAAAAAATGTATTAGCGTAACCATTTGTACCATTTGGTAATGCACCAGTAGAAGAATGAGTCCAACCACCATTAAAAACTAATCTAAAAGCTGCATTTGTATCTTGTGGGTCTTTTAAATTCCATTTATGCAAAGCAGCAGTACCGCCTATTATTGGGTAGATGGCTTTCATTTTTGTCCAAATACCGTAAGTTTTTAAGTCAACTACAAGTTGATTTATAGCAGTTAAATTTGTAGCACCTGTAAGTCCTGAAGCTGTGAAAAACGCCTGAGCATCGGGGTCATAAGCAACCCCAAAAGAATAAGGATTTATTATCATCTTGTTCCGATTAAAGTAATTTTAAGACCAGTTGCTGTGCCGTTTCCGATTTGGTCTATATCAATTGTAATTTCAGCATCGTCTGTTAGTGCAGATGTTGTAATAGTTGCAGCTGTTGCGGCCGTTACGCTTGTTTTTTCTGTATTGTCAATAGTTAGCTTAGTGCCAAGTACAGAACTACCGCCTTGGTTTATGTCAACGGTAAAGATAGAACCGCTTGCTTGTGCCGTTGTTAAACTTGCGCGAACACTTGTCAATGTCATTGCGTGTGGCATTCTGAAGGTCATTTTAGCCGTTCCAGTTGTCAATGCTGTAGTTTCATCCGATGCAGCAAGTTGTATCTCGACAGCTTGTCTTGTATCGTTCTCAAGGTGTAGCAAGATGTGTCCATCTACTGCGCTTTTCTTTGCGCAATATCCGATTATAACTATATAATTAGGTGATGCAGGTTTAATATTTGTAATTGCTCCCGGTGTTGTTGTACTTAGATACAAAATATCACCTTCGTTAAAAGCGTTTGTGTTAACTCCGTGAATTATTCCGTTTATTGTCACAAACCCGTTTGAAGTATCTGCAATGTCTTCGGAAACAATACCAAAAGCTGTTGCACTATTTGTGTCGTTGTCTGCTTGTGCTAAGTTTATCCCAACAAATCCACCTGCAACACCCACAACACGAACAACGCTGCCCTTACTAATCAAAGAACCGCTTGTGTTTCTTGCCCTAACTACTAATTGCTGACCAAGTCTATTTTTTAAACCACCTTTAAGACCTAAGTCCAGCGTTCCGTCAGTATCATTCCAAGCCAATTCACCTTCTGTAACTGAATGTCCAAGTGTTGTTTCAAAATCTAAATAATCCAAGTCAATAATTGATTTATTATTAGCTGTATTACCTGATCCTAAAATTTGGTCCAAAGTCGGCACTGCATTTTGTTGCAATGCCCAAATTGCTGCTCCCGTTGTCGCATCCGAACATTCGTAAACGGTACCATTATCTAATGTCCAAAGCGAGCCAACTGCATAGCCTTTTGTATCGTCATCTGTGATTGTTGGAACATTTCCAAAGTTATACAAAGACTGGCGAATAGTATTTCCTGAGCTGCCCATAATATACCTGACACCACCTTCCCACTTGCTTTCGTACCCTGCTCCGCAAATTTCAGCAATACCTCTATTTCCTCCAAGACCAGCATCAATTGTTCCCTCTCTTAACCTTGAAGCATTACTAAAATAAAGACCATAAAAAGAGTCAAACCAAATATCATTTGATCCAGATGTGTTTCCAGTAACTAAAACACCTGCTAAGTCCTGAGAACCGCCCCCTGCTACATCAAAAAAAAAAGCAGCTAAGGCAGTAAATACAGTAGGCTGATCTGCACCATAAGGAGCATCTGAGCTATCAAGTACATCATCGTATTCAGCTACAAAAGCAATAACATCGCCTGTGAGAATATTCTCAAATAAGAAACCACTTGTACCCCAAGGTTTAATTGTTGCTTGTCCACTTGGTAGTGCCAGGAATGGAGTTGTAGTACCTGGTAGTCCAAAGGCGATACCTCCACCGAGTTGGTAAACTTGTAATTCTGCAAATTGCTTATTCATCATTAGTATATTATTGGGAATGTTGAAATATTTTTACTTTTTGGTGTACAGCATAGGCACTTTCCTTCGGGTTCAAAGTCGAATGGTACATATAATGCGCTGTTATCACAAAGATATGTAATAACTTCTTGTTGCAGAAATTGAATCTTATCTTTTAATGTATCTTTTAAGTAACGCATATCGTTACCTGTTGCAGCAGTAGCAAAATTTGCTTGTGTAACTTGTACTCCTGCCGATGTGATCTTAAAGTGAGCAAAACTCATTGACTCTTCCAGGACAGAGAAACCAATCAAATCAAATAGCTTACCATCCAAAAACAGATTTTCAAGGTCTGTATCTGTGAATGCAGCTTGAATAGCACCAAATGCAGGATTGTAGTTAATAGTATTTGCTGTTCTATTGGCTTTCAGTTCATCGAAGAACTTTGCACCGATAAGATTACGAACGTATCTGCGCTCTGCATTGTCAACGAAGGGAGCAAGTAGATTTGGGTCGAACTGAGTATCTGTAGGAGTGATGCGGATGTAACCACCACGCACAACTTCTAAAGCCTTTATGAATTGCGCCATCCGAGTAAGTTTTTAATTTTTGCCAATATATTTTCTTGCTTGCTTGTGCCTTGCTCGGCATCCACTTCGGCATCTGCTTCCGCTTGAATCTGCTCTTCCTTAATTGCAGGCTCCAATGTTGGTCCATAACCAAGAAGCTCACGACCTTCAGTCTTAGTGAGAAGCATATTTACCTCAAGTTCTCCTGCAAAGCTTACCGGTACGATGTTAATAAAATCAAGTTCTACAGATTTTAAGAACTCCATGTTTTCTGTTTCAGCAACTGTGTCGAGATATGGCTTAACAATGCCTCTTAAGATTGTTTGCTGTATATCATAAATCTTTGTTCGATATAAGATTTCGAACTCAGAACGTATTTGCTGATTGTTACCAAGCTGCCCTGGTGTCGCTTGTACTAAACTTAGTGGAACTTCGAAGCCTGTAGCTATCCTATCTTTTGCGATAGTTGACAATTCCATAAAATAGCCATTATATGACTGCTCGAATGGCACCCAATTGGCTTTTAATTCTGGATTCTCAAGGATTTGAAACAATACTTTGAAGTCATTACCAGTATCAGTCATCTTAGCCATGAAGGCTTCTTGGTAATCCTTCTGCTGTTCGGGAGTAAGATCACCAAACAACTGTAATAAACCCGATGTAGTTAAGCCATTACGGAACTTTGAAACATTGAACTTTGCAATCCTGTATTCAAGTTCAATAAAGTGCTTTGCACCTATCCAGTTAGGCACTCCCCATTGATACATCAAAGGACTGTACTGCTTAAGTTGTAGCATCGAAGACTTATCGAATCCGTACAACTCTGCAATGTTTGCACCTTGACCAAATTCTGAGTCTAAAAGCTCATCAAGGTCATCTGTAAAGCGAGGATATGCAGCGATATCTTTTACTGTTGCAGGAACATTTGATAACTCATATCTTTCATTATGTCTACTTCTTCCGGCATAAGGTAGAATTGCCCAATCCGCTGAGATACCATAAAAGCGAGTCTTTAGATCAGAGCTTCTGAATGGTCTTACAAAGTTTATATTTTGGTGTGTAGCGAAAGTAAATCCTTGCACTACATCTAACTGCACAAATGCGTTTCCGATTGCCTGATAGTCAAATGCTGCCTTTTTGCAGATGTCTAAAATGTTATCTCCATCACTATTCTGTCTTGACAATACTGCCCAAAGCTTATTCTTTTGCTCGGGAGTAAGAATCTGTGCAGATTTCTCACCCAGCATAGACTTTTCCTTGCGAATATAGAAGCCTTCACCTACAGTATAGTAAGCAATTTTGTTGCAAATAGCTTTTGCTGTCGGAGAATTATTTATGAGAGAAATAATCTGCTCTAATTCGCCCTCACGAACGAACGGCAAATAGTCGAACAAACCAAACAGCGCACGTGTCGGGTCTGAATTTTCGAAGTACAGGTCTTTAGGCAGAACGATTTGATCTGCTGTAGTACCTATCTGCATCGAAAAATAGTTGTTAGGCTTGTTCTTTTTACTCATTAGTCTTCTTTTTCAGTTGTTTCCTCTGCAATAATAGGCTTTTTTATCTTCTTTGCAGGCAAACTAAATGCAAAATCTTTTAATTCATCAAGTGTGTTATCAAAATATTTTAACAACTGCTCAGGATGTTTGCTTTCAAGATGTGCTTTGATGTATTTTTTAAGGTCATCACCTTCCAATGTGCCAAGAACTTTATCCTTATATGGAACATTGTAATTTTTACAGAAATCTTTTACTTTAATCATATTGCAAAAGTTTAAAAAAGGCGGCTTTTACACCGCCTCTTAGATTGAAATACCTCCTAAACTGATGAAAAACTAATCCTATACAAGAGCTAAGATACCAGCAACACCAGGAGTGAAGACAGTAGCAGCACCATCAACAACTGTATCGCAGATAAGCTCAAGAACAATCTGTGAAGGGTCAGTCAAGTTAGTACCTGTAGTGATTTGAGTACCACCACCAAGGCGAGCGTTAAGGTCATCAAAGAATCCCCAACCTACTACTTGTCCGTTGTTTTCTTCGTGCAATACGATGATACCGCAGCAAGATTGCTTTGCAGCTTCAATAAGGAACTGGCGAGTATCCTGGTCACGACATTGGCCGTTACCGGTGAATGTCTGAGTCAATGAGTTATTACATCCATCATCAGATACATTGAACTGCTCTGTGAAAGATTTGCTGTTACGCTTTAGCTGTACTTCGTAGAATACTTTTGTAGCTACCATTGTGATTGCTGTGATTTGCTCAGAACCATCGAAGGTGATTGAAGCAACATCATCGAAGTTAGCGATCCAAATTCTTTTTACACCACCAGCGCAACTCTTTGCGCAATTGGTAGTTAAACCTTGAGTAATTGCCATTTTGTTTGAAATTAATATTTTTAAAAATAGGGAGGCTGTTACACCTCCCGATTATATTTACAGACCAACTGAGAATAACTCAGACCACACATAGTTAGTATTGAATACGAACTTAGCACGAAGAGTGATTTCATCTGTCTCAGGGTTTTGGTAAACCTTGAAGAAAGAAGCACCACCAGTTGCATCAGGTCTAAGGTCAGTACCGATAACCATATTTGATTTGTGTGTGTACACA